GTCTTCAAAAAGGGGAAGATGAAGCTATCGACGAGTTTATTGGAAAAAGTTTCTCTGTGTATGGCAGGTCAGTAACTTATATTAATCCGGATCTTCCGCGGTGGGATGTAACAGTGTTGGATGACTGGGAAAAAACTATTTATAATTGAAAGAGGTAGCTTATTCGGCTACCTCTTTTTTTACAGGCACCAAAGGAGAACAACTTTCTCGATTAACAACTATATCACGCATATTAGGCTTATTATTAAAATTACGAGATATATTTTTTATCATATCAATATAATTATCTGTCCCATCTTCGTACTGTCGATAAAAGACTTTAATAGATAGGCAGTTATCATGCTCAAATAAAGTATTTAATAATGTCCGATCAGAGTTTCCACAAGAATGCCCCATTATAAAGACCTGATATGGACCTAATGCAACAAACTCCAAAAGCTTTCTATAATTTCTTGTTTTATGGTATCGTATAGATTTAATATTCTCTAGAAAATCATTATTCTGTAATCTCTCTATTCTTTCATAATCATCATCTAGCTCATCACCATATCCGAATATAATGGGATTATTTTCATTGTTAAGCTCTCCATGAATATTAATAATCTTGTCATTTCCATTTTTAATATATAATTTTTCTGCCGTTTTTGTATAATTAAAATTTAGAATCAAGGTGTTTGGTATAAGATTCTCTTTTTTAAAATTGTCATTATTAAGTTTCTTATCAATATAGTACCTCAGTTCTTCATCCTTTGTCAAGCATTCATTATATGAAAGATCTCCATGCCGGTCAATGTCAAAATCAAAACGTATATCCATATTAGAAAAAAAAGAGTTAATAAATGCAGTTTGCTTACAAGTGGCAACTTCTTCAAATTCTACATAACTTGAAAAAGCATCTTGTATAGATTGATGTTTTTTCAGTTCTGTGTTTTCAGTAATCCTAGTTAAATATTTTTCTAGCAATCTTTTTACACTATCAAACTCTTTATTAAGCGTATGGATACTTTCGTTTTGCTTTTGGTAATTTTCTTCTTGAAGTAGCTCTTTCAATGCCTTATAATATTCATTTTCTATATCTACCCAATTCACAAGAGAACATTGATGAGATATACGCTCAAAAAAATGATTTGTGAACGTTAAAGTAACTGTCACATTTGAACTAGGATCATTATTATGCTCATCAATTAGTGTATGCAATTTCCATAAAGGACTATCTTCTTTATAAGAAGAACAAACTTTATTAACTCCGGTTTTATCATATTCTTTTCCAATTTTTATAAACTGATCTTCATAGTCATTAAGAGGGTGTTTGCCCCCTCCATATTGTTGGTCTAACAACCGCCAGTATTTATCATAAATCCCTTCTTCAACAGTATCCCAATAATCATTTATAAAATCTTTATATCCAGTCTTTAAATTGTGAGCTAAATCAAAACCGTTACCAATAATTATAATTCTATTCATACTGGAGACTTATTTAAGTTAATGAAAAATTTCATAACTCCTGAACGGAATCATGGGCATATTTATTTTCTTCTGCCATTACTTCTCTCTTCCTATTGGAGCTTTTGGGGGGATAGCTTTTACTGTATCATTGGTTACCATCAGTCAATACCTATACTCCTTTTTCTAGAAATATTTCTTTTCTTAATAATTCAATAGCACTTTCATCTTGCCAATAATCTCTATTAGTGATTTTTTTTAACGTCATAGGCTTATTCGGTCCAATGGTTGTAAGATAAGCTACTATTTCATCAAATGAAACATTAGGGAAAGGTATCGCTACCAAAACATAATACTCAATATTCTTTTTAATGGTGTAAGAAACTAAAAAACCATCGCAATCAGACATCAAATATACACCATCAGGAATCATTCGTTCTGTAGTTATCTTCCATAGCTTAGGAACAACTTCTGAATCAGGTTTTTCAATCTGCTCTCTTATAGTATCATAAAGTTCATCCATCAGAAAGGTATAACCGAATTTTGCAAAAAGTATGATATATGCATTTTTCAACAACGCAACAGAAAGGCGTGTATCATCTACTTTTTTATTTTTATTCTCAATGGACAGCGCCATATCTTCCGCTAGTTGCTTCATATATTCACTTAATAAAGTAGGATTATTCTGTTTAAAGCTATTAGTCATTATCATTCGCCCATCACTACAGACTTCTAATTGACCATTAAAAGTCTTATCAGCAACTTTAACTTTAACGTCCCTTTTTGTTCCTGGTATAAAAATAGAATTCTCATAGTTTTCAATTCTATTTATCAAGTAACAGTCCATAGATGAGCCACACGTATTATTGCATTTTTTACATGTTAAGGCTATTCTTTTACCTCCTAATTTGTCTTGTGGTGCATCTTCTTGTGACAATTCATCCATTTGTTCAGCAGTGAACTTGTTCAAACACAAAGGACAAATGTATTCATTATTGTATGATGAAATATTAGCTAACCAACCTTTTTTATTTAATATATTAAGCTGTTTTTTAGACTTTTCAAAAAATGATTTTGTATCCATATCTTTTCAAATAAATATTTTTTGCAAAAATAAAAAAACAACCTGCCAACGTTAAATAAGTTTCTATGTTTATAAACATAGAAACACAAAAAATAGCCACTTCTAAAATATATTTATTTTAGGTATATATACACAAGCACCCCTATAGCAATAAAAATAATGATTACATATATTTTATCTTTGTGTAAATCCCACCATGATAGTTCTACGACAATTTCTTTTTGATTTAGCAAAACATTAACCTTATTACTTATAGTATCAAGTCGATTTGAGAACTGCTGTAAAGTAATAGACAATGTTTCATCAACTTCTGTTCGTTCCTGATCCTGCTTGGATGCAGTAGTAGTACTTTCTTTAATCGGATGTTGTTTCCCTGTTGAATCTGGAGCAGACAAGTAAACTGTTTTATTCTCAATCTTCAAATCACTCAATTTGTCAGTAGTAATTTTTATCTGCTTATTCACATCCAGCCGTAGTGATTCAATTATACTTTGAATACGACTCAATTCACTGGAATAGTCTACCTGCTTTTGAGTTTCCATATTCCGGGAAGTCTTGCAGGAGGTAAACCATATTCCCAACATCAGGAATATGGTTATATAGATTAGCGCTTTCATGGCCGGATCACTGTATTACGAAGAAAATTAGAAAATTCACTCCTGACATCGAAGCAGGGACAAGCCTTGATATATTCTGCCGGCTCTACTTCACCACTGCCGTCCAGATCCGGCGAAGTATCACGGTGTCCGAGTACTTCAATTATAGGATATTCCTTACAAAGCTTTGCGACCAATTCGCGTAGTGCTGTCCTTTGAGCTGGAGTACGTGTATCTGCAGGTTTTCCAGATGCGTCCAAGCCTCCGATATAACAGATGCCAACACTATGCTTATTATACGAAGACTTTGAAAATCCTTTGGTATTACAATGCGCTCCGTCAATGCTTAACGGTCGCCCATTCTCAACTATTCCGTCAAGATCAACAATGAAATTATAACCAATCTGATTGAATCCCCGAGCCCGGTGTATCCGGTCAATATCTTTGGCTCGTAAATCCTGTCCGGCACGCGTGGCCGAACAATGGATGATAATTGCATCAATAGTTTTCATTTTTTTTCCTCCCATTTTAATTAATAATCACTTGGCGGCTGACGTTTACTACAACCACGCACATCACACTTCTTTATCTCGGCTTCTTTAAGTTTAAGTTCCAGTTCATGTTTATCGTGGATGAGTTGGAGCTTCTCAGCTTGTTCCTGACGGAGTTCTACATAGATTGCATCAATCTTTGCATCACGTTCGGCAAGACGTTTCTCCAACCAATCAACCTGTTTACGTTCATTCTCATTTTCCATACTATCAGCCGTAGCATCTTCCTTGCGAGCATTTGTTTTACGATTTACCCAAAAGGTTACAAGCCATGTGATTGTTGAAGTACCACCTATTGCTCCCAGTACTGCTATCCACTCATTTACTCCCATATCGTATCTTTCATTTTAATACCTCGCTACAATCATCAATAGCTGTCTGAAATACTTGTTTCACTTCGCCAAAGGTTAGCCCATGAGCCTCATGTAGCGAGAATCCAGTTACTCCATTTCGCGAAATATTGAAGAAGCCGACAGTCGTTTCATCTTTGACAATCTCGGCAGTAATATCTTTCACCGCTTCGGTACCACGGGTTGACATTCTGTACTTAATCCTGATAGCGTCCGTAACCTTAGTTGTGGCAGTACTGTTAGTTGATGTAATATTCATTCTTTACCTCCTCCTTCAATTAGTTCATTAATTTGCCCGAAAGCACCTGCCGTAAAGACATCTGCACAAATCTCCTTTAAGAGAGTAGCGTCTTCTGTTGTAATCTCAAGTATTCCTCGGTTATTTATGATTTGTTGGAGCATATTGTAGGCACGTAGTTTTTTTGCCATATCCATACCTGATTGAGGATTCATACCGGCAGCATAAAGCGCTTCCGAAACCATATCACGAAGAAACTGCTTCTGTTCCTTGCCATTGACTATTTTAATGGCTTCCTTACCTCTAAAATCTATTAAAGGTTTGTTTAAATTTAATTTCATAATCATTAATATTAAGCGATTGATACTAATAGTCCTTTTCTGAACTTCATATTACTACCAAAATCAAAATCAATTCCTTGGTAATAGTTTATACTTCCATCTGAATTCCGGCTTGTAATACAACCAAAATTATCGGCAAGGCATAATTCACTCGATAAAGAACCTTTCACATAAACTCCTCCATCAAAAAAGCCAGCGTATGTTGTACTAGCCAGTGGGTAGCTTCTGTCTGATGCATTTAGATTCCTGGAAGCATAAATACAAGCTCCACCAAAATTGGAACCAATAGATGCGATCCCAAAACGTCCGTCTGTTTCTGCATTGAAAGTAACGTTAACAACGCCTTCTTTTGCCGTTCCAGAACCTAATTTCAAACTACGAGATGTTCCGCCAAAATACCCTGAACGCGTCCAAACGAGACGTCCATTTTCGATAGTAAAACCACCTATGAACCCGGAGTCAGCATCTATCCTGCGAACCTTTATCAAATCAGTATTCAAATACCCGCCTACAACAATTGTAGTACCAAGTTTTGCATATTCGACTGCATCCTCAAATGCTAATTTACCCAATCCGTCTCGATCAATCTTGGAGTTAATCATTGTCTGCAGATCACTATGCAGTGCGGTGATTGTAACAGCACCTTCCAAATTAATTTTAGATGAATGAATCGTCGTTTCACCTGCTGCCTGGTTAATATAAGATATAAGCGTATTGCCGTTTTCCAGTTCTTTAGAAGCATATATCTTATTACCGTCAGCTGTAGTAATCCAACCTGCAGTATCTATCCGCTGCGTCAGGCTGTCAACTCGAGTTACTTGTGCGGAGATTTGAGTATTGAGTACTTTCAAATCGGCTGTACACTCATCGGAATAGCTTTTCAGTTTGTCGTGAATAGCTTTGTTTGCTTCTTCAACAGCTGTATTAAAACTAGCTAAAGCAGAGTTGAATAGAGTAAACTTATCATCTACATTCTTTTTTTCCTCAATAGTCGTTTGTCCATCTGCAATAGCCGTATTTATTGCAGCAATAAGATTATCAATAGCACCAAATAAGGAAACCTTGGCATTAAGTAAGGCTGTTTTTGCAGAACCTTCCAAATAGGTGTTTACATATAGTTTGCTATATGTCGCTTCAACGGCAGATTTCGTATTTTTGACTGTATTCAAATACTTCTCTATCGCTTTCGCTTCCGCCCCGTCAATGATACCGTCCGCAAATGCGCCATCCACATAATCATGTAAGCCATCGACTGAATCGGCAGCTTCTTGTGCAGCTTTAGCAGCATCTGCAGCGTCCTCTAAAGCTTGTATCGCTTGTTTCAGTGCCTCGTCGGAATATTCCTTTAGTTTATCCTGTATTGCCTTATTAGCTTCCTCAACAGCTGTATTGAAAGTCGCTAAGGCTGAATTAAACAGAGTAAACTTATTATCTACATCTCTTTTTTCCTCTACAGTGGTCTGTCCGTCAGTGATGACCGTATTAATAGCATTTATAAGGTTCTCAATACTTCCCATCAATGTAACCTTAGCATTAAGCAAACCGATCTTTGCAGGCCCTGATAAATAAACATTCGTATATAGCTTATTGTAGGTCGCTTCGATAGCTTGTTTGGTATTGTTGACAGTATTGATATACTTTTCAATAGCTTTTGCTTCGGCTTCCGTAATAATGCCATCCGCAAATGCCCCATTCACATAGTCATGTAAGCCATCAACTGCATTATTAGCTTGTTCCGCCGCCTTCGCAGCATTTTCAATTTCTTTGTGAGCTGCTTCCCATTCAGACAAATTCTCCAATCCGGAGGAACCGGCTTTAATTTGAATGTTACCGCCTATCTCACTTTTTACTAGATCGAAATATGTATCACCATCCGGAGAAAGGATTCTTTCTGTTGTTACGCGGCCCGGCAGAATTTCAGTAAATCCGTATAACTGAACAAAACTTCTACTACCTTCATACTCGCTGTTAAGCACTCCAGTGAGTAAATGATAATATCCAGCTATCTGTTCCATTTTAATAGCTGTTTCACTCAAGAGGAATGTTCCAGCTTGATTCTCCTTGCCAACTTTAGCATATAGATAATATTTCTTTTCCGGGTCAATGAGTGCCGGAGAATTGTATTCAGCCATATCCCAGTACTTATATTCGTCTGCCTTATGTGAAGAAGAAAGAGAACTAATGCCGAGTGTTAAATGCTGAAGGATTCCTGCCGGAGCGTTCAGTATTCTTGTGCTGGCATTATAAGTAATATTGTGAGATACCTGAACTGGATTCGTTTTTGAATTGACAAAACGGAATTGCAGGCTTTCATCACCTACAAGCAGTTGCATGGTTGAAACGGTTATTGGATTGACAGAGCCGGAGAAGTTCAGCAGTGCATCTTCAAGCATGGACATCGTTTCCTTTGCATCCCGGAACCGACGCTTAGTAAACTGCAGGGCGTCCTTATGCTTGATATCTACCTCTACTTTGTTCGTCTCAATCTTATTCAGATCACTTGAAACAGATGTACTGACTGGTTCGTTTGACAACTCTATTTCCGGAGAATATGGATTATTAATATAGCGTTTGATTCCGATCATGCGAATAAGAGAACCTTCCGGATGAAATTGCGTATCATAGAAATCAACATACCCTCCGAGTACTATTTTACCGCCTATCTCCAACCAGCGTTTTTTAGCCCAAATGCCGTCCAATGTCCCGGTAAATATGAATGCTTTATCTTCATGTTCATACAGGTATTTTGCTGCTTCCTTGAAAGCTTCCCAGCTCGCACCTGTTTGTGTGCTGTCATTACAGATATAAGCCTTCGGCAATTGCATTCCGAACACTGCGTATGTATCACCAACCTTCGGGCGCCAGACTTCCGGTTCCGGCATTGTTATCCCATCGATTTCTTGCGGAACAATTTCAAATCGACGTGCCTCTTTCTTGTCTTTCGCTTCATGGATATACTTTACTTCGAACTCCTTGCCTGTAAGCATGCCGGTTTGGAAAATGACAGTCATACTTTCTCCAGCTATGAGACAATCTTCGAAATTCAACTCTTCCGGGATGTCTTTATCTACAAAGTCAAAGAAGTTATTCTTCTTGTTCACTTCAATAACAGCACTGACAGTACCGACACGGGAAGGATAAATAGCTGTACAGTCCAGACTATCTTCCTTTGCTGTTGTAAGTTCTTTATCGGCACGCATGACACAAGTTCCATCCGCATCGGTCTTATAGATACGCGCCTTAGTAGAATCGAAGCCCTCTTCATTCTCAAATTTGATTCCATCAAATCGGATAGTCTTATTCTTTGGAAGTAACAGGTACTTAGATCCGTATGTAGAATAATCAATATTGCGTTCTGTAGTTTCTACCAAAATTATTTCGGGTGGTATCTCCCCGGATTCGCGACCAACACCGACCTTAAAACCGTGGCCTTTACCATACGACAGTTTCAAAGGGTTCTCCTTGTTATACTCAACTTTACGCAGATGGATAGTCTTAATTTGTTTTCCTTCAACCGTTTCTTCAATGATCTGCCATTCTGTTTCATATAGTTCTGCAAGTTGATTGAAAGCATCAAGAATATAGGTGTGATTGTAGTTGATTACTTTTTCCGTTCCTTCAATGCAATCACCGACTTTCCAACCGGTACTCCGACGGTTCAGGTTTTCAACGAGTAGACGTAGGTGTTCATGTGGCTTGGCTGTATATGAGAATTTAATACTTCTGTCAACGGTATGACGTACTTTCCACAGCATAGCATCAGCCTCCCCAGTTTCCAGAATCAGAGTATATTCGAAGTTACGTTCACCGTTCTTCTTGAAATTGCTATCCCTCTTCAAAGAATAACGCTTCCCGTAGAAGTCACACCAGGAGCCAACCGGAATTTCAATATATCCCGGATGCGAAAAATACAAAGTGAGTGTATATTCTCCCATGATAGCTTCATAAGAGTAGCTTTCATCCTTTACTTCAATGTCTATTTCCTTATCACCATTATGCAAAGTTATCATATCACCAGATTTGAATTTATATTATAAAATATAAATACATAAGTGTAATGAACAGAGTGATTCATCTATTCAAAAAGATAGTATTCATTTTATCTATTGCGGGTCATTTTTTACATAAGTTCTCTCGGGACAAATGCAGCGTTGAAAGATTTTTCCAATGTTTCAACAAAAAGCTTCTCTCAAAATGGATATTATAAGCTACCGGACGGGCTGATGATCCAGTGGGGAGTCGGTGGAAAAATAGGGGATGTTAAAACTATATATCTTCCTGCTTCTTTCTATGATACAGCTTACAATGTTGTAGCATGTTCTGGTTTTGAACTCATTTCTGAAGTAGTGGTTTCTGCCGTAATGGTATATAATAAAAATAAATCAAATTTCACGGTTGTACAACGGCACGCGAGTAATGATAGAAATGGTGTTTACACAACAGGATATCCTTTTAATTGGTTTGCTATTGGACGTTGGAAATAATAAAAGATTGGGACATGAAACTGAATATAAACTGTTTTAGTAGAAAATTAGGAGCTATTTTAGTGATTATTTTCCTGCAAAGTTCTCTCGGAACTAATACTGCATTGAAAGATTTTTCAAATGTTTCAACAAAGAACTTCTCTCAAAATGGATATTATAAGCTACCGGACGGGCTAATGATTCAATGGGGGAAAAAAACTGGCGGTAGTTCATATCAGGGAACTATTACTTTACCACTTTCTTTCCATGATGATTATTATTCATTGGCGTGTAGTGCTATGAAAGGTAATTTAATTGATCTATCAAGTTGGGTTATTAATTATTTAGCTAAAACTAAATCTAGTTTTAACTATATATGTACTTATGCAGCGGAAGGAAACGGAACATCGAATGCGGAATTTCATTGGATTGCAATAGGACGTTGGAAATAAACTAAATATAATCATTATGAAGTATTGGAAACAAGGATTTTATGACGAACCGGTAAACGGTTCAGTAGAAATAACGGATGAGCATTACAATCAGCTATTAGCCGGACAATCTGCTGGATTACTCATAGTTGAAAGCAAAAAAGGATATCCGATCTTAGTTGTGCACGAGGCTACTATCGAAGAAATCAGGGCGCAAAAACTTGATGAATTACGATTGTTCGATTCATCTGAAGCAGTGAATCAATTCAGTATAAACGGAGTATTTGGATGGCTGAATAAGAATACTCGTGTAGGACTTATGAACTCAATTAGTATTGAAAGAGAAACTGGACGATCTGAAACAAGTATTTGGCTAGGTGATACGCAGTTTATTCTCTCTATCGAGAAGGCCATTAATATGCTGCAACAGATAGAGTTATATGCCCTTGCGTGCTATAATGTGACGCAAAGGCATATAAACTCTATCAATCAGCTATACACAAAAGAAGAAATTGAAGCATACAATTTCAAGACTGGTTACCCGGGAAAGCTAAGTTTCACCGGATAACCGACCGTATAATCATAGTTTTCGATTTCCTCAATAGTCTGCAATGCTTTGACTGCTGAGATGTGCGATTGTGTCACATTGTAGCAGTTGAGTGCATACAATTCTAAGGCATTCAACATAGCTAAAGCGTCAAAAATTGGAATGATATACTTTATAGCATCATACCACAACACGGTATCTGATTTACCAGCATTTTTTTCAATCGAAATTGAGTTAAATAATCCAACACGTGTACTTTTATCTAACCACATGCTTTTACCCAATAAATCAAAAGAATTGACATTTGTCGATTTGTCAAATACCTGTATTTCAGATATTTTCATTTTTCGCACTTCTTCAATGTCGTACTCATATTCTACCAAAATCGGGTATCCATTCTTACTTTCAACTATCAGTAAACCGTTAGACTGCCCATCTAATAGCTGATTGTAATGCTCATCCGTTATTTCTACTGAACCGTCTACCGGTTCATCGTAGAATCCATTTTTCCAATACTTCATAATATTTGTTTTTTAGTTATTTCCAACGCCCGATCGCAAACCAGTCCCATGATTCTTGTGATAATCCAGTAGTACCCCCACTTGCATAATTTCTATTCAAATAAAATCTACTAACTGTTTTATTTATTGCCAAAGGAGATGATGAATATACGGCGGAGTCACTACTAGGCTTATATACAGTTGCAAATATTTTATATTCAGTATTATAAAAAGATGTAGGCATAGTCACACTATACGAAACTGTAGATGAACCTCCAACTCTGCCCCATTGTACAAGTAATCCATTATTGAATTTTGCATAACCGTTCAAGGATAGGTTTACGCTCATTGCGTTCGATAGATCAGCTAAAGCATACGTAGTCCCGAGAGAACTTAGTAAAGTTTTCTCTGCATCAGTCATAAATTTTCTTGTAGTACTTTCTTCAATCATTGATGCTGGATGAGAAGCCGGATGAGAGTAATTATTAGCTCCAGAGGCTATTCCACTAAGTTTTGTACGTTCTTCATCCGTCATAAAACGATGCGTTTCATCTTCTTTAATGTCCGATGCTGTATGATTATGAGAACTTGATGCATAATTACCCTTGGGTTGGTATGCTGAATCGTGGTTGTGATTACCGGCGGCTTTACTATTCCAAGTAGATTTTTCTGAATCTGTGACAAAACGATGTGTAGAATCGTCTGTAATATCTGTTGCTGTATGCTTATGTGATGAAGCTGCATAACTACCTTTAGGTTGATATGCGGAATCGTGGTTATGATTACCTGCAGCTTTACCATTCCAAGTGCTTTTTTCTGCATCAGTAACAAAGCGATGAGTACTATCCGGAGTAATATCCGTTGCTTCGTGTTTATGCGAACTCGCTGCATAACTTCCTACTGGCTGATAGACCCCTGTATGAGTATGATTCGATGGGGACGCACCAACCTCGGAAGCTGTATAGGATGGTTTACTTGCAGCCTTCGCCCATGCAGGAACATCACTTGCTGGCATGGAAGTAGGAAAGTCGCTAATCTCTGATACTTTGTGAGTATGCGCTTTAGGTGTACGTGCGTCACTTAGTCGACTATCATTTCCTTGGCAAACAGTTCCGGAAGTTGTGCCAAAGTTCTTATTGAAAGCTGTATTTTTTGAGAATACAGGTTCGTATATTCCTGCATGGTTATGTGTATCCAAAGCTGCTTTCAAAACCTTCCCTTGTTCGGCAGAAAGGACCTTGCCAGTACCACCACTTGTTAGGTTGTTGACAATATCGGAAACGTTGATTTTCTTCCCTAACTCTGTTGCCATGGTAGCGGCGAAGTTCGGATCATTATTAAGGGCATTAGCCAATTCAATAAGCGTGTCGAGGGCTTCCGGTGCTCCAGCTACAAGTGCATCTACTGCAGCTTTTACTTTAGCATCAACTCCAGAAACTGCGTTATTGGCGGCCTGTGCTGCCGCATTTGCGTTATCTGTGGCAGCTTTAGCAAGAGCTGTTTGCGCTACTGATGCGTTTTTGGCTGTATTAGCATCATCAGTAGCTTTTTTCGCTAAAGCTGTTTGGGCTTCCGATGCAACTTTGGCAGCGTTAGCCTCTTCTGTTGCTTGTTGGGTTTCTTCTTTGGCAGCATTAATACTTATAATTGCTGCGTTAGCGTCATTAGTAGCTTTCTTTGCAAGAGCAGTCTGTTCAACTGATGCGTTTTTGGCAGCATTTGCATCATTCGTAGCTTTTTTTACAAGTTCTAGTTGTGCGGTAGCATCACCTGTAGCAGATGTCATTTCTTGTATAATACCGCTATACTCTGACTTACGTTGGGATTCGGCTTCTACACGTTCTGTTTCAGCAGAGACACGCCTAGTCTCATTTGAGGAACGAGTATCTTCTGCAGCTTTGCGGGTATCTTCATTTTGCTTTCTTTTATTTTCTTCGGATACTCGGGCTGTCTCCGCTGATTTACGTTCTGTTTCAGCGGACTTTCTTTTGTTTTCTTCTGATACTCGGGCTGTCTCCGCTGATTTACGGTCTGTTTCAGCAGATACGCGTTCAGATTCGACAGTAACGCGATTATCTTCGGCTGTCACACGTGCAGTTTCATTCGTTTCTCTCGTGGATTCGGCTTCTTTTCGTTCATCTTCGGCTGTTACGCGATCTGTTTCAGCTGTAGAACGTGTTGTTTCAGCCGCTTTTCGTTTGTCTTCTTCCTTCACACGTTCCGATTCTGCAGAAGAACGTCCTGTTTCAGCGGTCTTACGTGCATCTTCATTATTTTTACGTGCTTGTTCATCTGACACTCGTTTATTTTCTGTTTCAACGCGGCTAAGTTCTGCAGATACACGTTGCCCTTCAGCGGTCGCACGAGCTGCTTCCTCTGCTTTACGGGTATTCTCATTTATGATACGTACTGATTCTGCAGCTGACCGGGCTTGTTCTTCATTTGAACGATTTCTTTCAGCATCGATACGAGTAGCTTCATTGCGTTGTCGAGTATCTTCATTCGCTTCTATTTGGGTTCGGGAATCATCAGCCGCCTTTGCTGCGTCATTGGCCTTCTTTGTTGCTGCAACTACGTCATCATAGGCTTTCTTTATGAATTCAAGACTAACTTTTACACTTGTTTGTACGCCATTCACCATTTTAACGCCAATAGTGTACAATCCTACCATGCTATCAGCAAGCGTTAATTCGCTGATTTTTTTCTTTTTAATTGGCATAATTTTTTAAGTCAATATAAAATATTCCATCTTCTGTTATGATAAATTCTCCTGCTTCGGATGCAAGCAGGAAATCTGTTTCTCCAATCCGGAAACTAGTAAATACAAGTTTCAAGGTAAATTCCCACCATACCCCATTATTAAGAAGAAAATTGTTTGTCTGGCAACTCTTATAATAGCAAGGATAGCTTTCACTCCACTCATCACAATAAAATATACGTTCAGCATCAGAATACTCATATCCTTCATCATCGACCTTAGCAGACAGTTTTGTGAGATCATAGAGTAGGGCATTGCGATTACGCCAGAACGCTTCAATCGTCCCGGTCCGCATCAGGCATTTGAGAGATACTTCTTTGGTTTGGAATTTCACAACTTCACCGTCATAGATTGCTCCATCTTGACGTTTGAAATTCTGCAATAGGTTCTTTTTTACTGCCGGAGTTTTCAATATCTCGGCATTACTACCTGGAAGAACTATTACGCCATAATCGGACAAATCTTTATTGTCTATTTCATAACCCTTTGGCATAGCGATAGAATTAACAGGGTCCTGATATTCATAATTTGCTTCATGAGGAAAATCGTTTGCAAAAACTATCTTCGCTATTTCAAGTCTAGGATAAATTGTATAGCTATTCTGTGATAACAAACGTAAACGATATGTTTTACCAAGAATCGGAAAACGGAAATTATGGTATCCCATATCGGAAAGGAGCGCTATTAATCCACCAAATCCCAAGTCATCTCTAAAGCCAAATTCTATACTAATTTCGCTTGTGTCGAGGGCAACCACAGAAAGATCAAATTCTTGTCCGTCTTCCTCCGGCCAGTCGTTTTTCTCCGGATCTTTCAAAGTAGGGAAGGCAACAAGATTATTGTAGCTCCCCTTTATAATTGAAATACCGTGTTTGGTATACATATCTAATTCATCTATTAGTAATTGTCCTTTCATCGCTTCAGTATTATGCCTTTTGTGTTTAATGTATCAATACCCAGCTTTATAGACTCTATGGCTTTTTCAATCGCTTCAAGCCGTGCTGTATGGCTGCTTATATCAGATAGATAAGTGATAACAATATCATTGTATTTCATTATTTCTCCCATATATTTATCCAAATTTGAAAGATATGCGAGTTTTTCCGCTATTTTATCCGAATTAGACTGGAGATGCTTTACACCTTCATTAATTGAATATGTATGAGAGATCATAACAGCAAAACTACCGTCTAGCTTATCTGCAGAGTCTTGCGACATAGAAGCAAATCCTTTCTTTGATGCCTCACGTTCTTCATCATCATCTTTGCCAAAACCATATATTTCTGATAATGCATCTCGTTTAGCTTTCATTTCATTGGCAATCTGTTGGCCTTCGGCTTTCAATGCATTATATTCATCCTCGGTCATACCATCATCCATTGCATTATATAGCTTTTCCCTCCATTCAATCAACCGGTCCATATAATCCTCCTTAAGCATGGAATTAAGAATGGCATTTCTCATATATTCTTCGAAGTTGTCTGCAAAATCACCACTATCGGCGTCCATATCAGTAAGCAAGTCTTGGAAGTCAGAGCGGAGAGAACTGTAATCAATAAGAGTCGTATCAGCAATTTGTTGTTCTAATACTTCCGCAACCTTTGCGACACCATTTGCTATTTGATCGGCAAATTTTTGTGTATCGGAATCTAGTTGTGACCAAAATATGCCTGCATTCTCCTGAAGCTTTGCAAGTTGATCATCTGTCAAATCAAATAGACCGGTCATACGTCCGCCCATTTTCTTTTTGAAATCATCAATAGACATTCCTAGTGTGTCCGCTGCTTGTTTCCAACCTTCCCAGGACATATCTTCAACTTCACTATATCCCTTCGAGTGTGATTTTCCAGATGCACCAGAATTTAGATACTGTTGTCCTAAAACCCTAGCATTTTCACTTTGCAATTTTACCATTTTAAGCGCTTTTTCATAGGCTGCATTGGCATTATCTCCTGTAAGAGTTTCAGCTAATTCCAGTTGCTTTTCGATTACTCTATCAAGAATACTGATATAAGACTCATACGTTTCTTTCGCTTTCTCGTATTTCTCCGTTGTATCGTCTTTGCCGAACAAATCAAAGATTTTCATTGCTACCTGCATTGCTGCGCCAATAATCGCAAGAATAACAGACGCTTTTTCAACTGTACTAATAGCGTTCGCTGATGTATTTGCTGCTGATTCAACGCCAGACATAGCAGTCATTGTAAATGCTCCGATATTACCAATCAAAGAGATAATTTCTCCAGCAGGTCCACCGATCGTTTTTCCAAGTTCATCTATTGTGTCCGCTAGTTCTGATATCTGTGCTCTGACTTCTTTCTCTGCCTTTTTAACTTGGTTGTCTTTCTTGACAACCTTATCTTTTGCTGCGTTGTAGTTTTCAGTTTTCTTTTTAACTTGCTCCAAGGCCTGCGCTTCGGATAAATAGGCTTTAGTCGATTCTATTTTACCTGTTTCCGGATTGTATTTAGAGGATTTGATCCCATTCTCAAATTTAGCACCTCCTTTCACAGCCTCGGCTTTTATCCGAGCATTTTCTAACTCGATTTGCGCATTGGCTAGCTCTTCTTCAGCTTCCGCTAGTTCTTTCTTCTTATCAGATAATGACTGAAACGGATTACGGGAATCCAATTCGTCCATGATGGATTGAATTGTACTCGTATATTCGCGAAGTTGATCAGGAGATAGAACTTGTGCCGCTGTACTCTTTGCATTCTCTAATTGCGTTAAAAGGGAATTAAGAGTTTCGGAAGAAGTTTCTTTCAAGTTTTCGAAGGCGCGAACATATTCTGGGGATTCTTTCAACTTATCGTAGTCCAGTTTCATTAACTCCATTCCCTTATTTTTCGTTGCTTGAGCAATGGAACGGTCTATCTGTTCTACCTGATTTGTATCTCCATTCTTCGTAGCTTGTTTACGCTGTTCCTGTAACGTTGCAATATCCTCATTAAATTTTCGTTCAATCGCAAGACGCTGGTCTGTATAATCCTGATACTGATTCAACAGGTCAGATAAATCATCTCCGCGATCAAACTTTGTATTGGTAGCGATTGTAGCTTCTTTTGCTATATTATCGAATGAAGCAAACAGTTTTTTCGTAGATTCTGAATTGATGAAAACATCTGCATTAAAAACCTTCTTTTTATTTTGAGGATTGATTTCAAAAGCAGCTCGTGCATCTTCTATTACTTTCCGTTTCTTATCCTCGGTTTCGCGCTTAATAGCCTGTAATTCTAGCCGATGATTGAGTGCTCTTTGCCTTAGAACCTTTTCACTGCTTTCTTTAAGTTTATTGATTTCAATCTGTTCAAGTTCATTTGCTGAATCTTCTTTCATTCGTTCCTGGTCAAACTTCTGTTTCTCTAACAGGAGTTTATATTTTTCTTGTTCTTCACGTAATTTTTGTGCCTTATCATCTTGCTTGGAAAATGAATCATAAACTTTTAACTCTTTCTCTGCTTCTTTTAGCTTTTTGATGTTTTCTTTGTAGGCAGTAACGACAGTAGCATCAATCCCTTTGAAATTTCCAGCATCCATCAATTTCTTTTGAGCCGAAGCTATTGAATCTAGTGCTTTCGTTGCATCATCTTTTTGCTTGGTCCAAAAGGCTTTATTTTGAGTAGCGGCTTCTTTTTGGGATTGTACATGAGCCTTAATAGATATAGAATGTACCTTTACTGCTCTGTCAACCTCACCTTGTAACAAATCCACTTCTTTAGCAACAGCTTCTCTATCTTCTTTTAATGCACCAGTATACCCATTTCTGTTATTTGTTAGGATGATTTGGTTGTCTATTTTTTGTAAGCGTTGTTTTGCCATAACTAAATTAGTCTTAGCTATAACAACATTTCTTCTTGCTTCTGCTTCTGCTATTTTATTGGTTAATTCTAAGTCATCCATATCTTTCAACTTCTTCAAGTCCATATCTTTAAAAACGGACTTCATTAAACGTTGCAGTTGAAGCAGAGCCTTATATCTTTCTGTAGTGGCAGCCGCATCGCTTCGTGCTATAGAGACAAGACCTTGAATCTTATTCTTATAATCTTCTGCTCTTTGTTGGCTTTCTTTTACTGTTTTATTGAATCGGTATTGTGCTTTCTCTGCAGCAGTTGCACGGGTAGCATACTTATAAATTGCATATCCGAGAGTTGCAGCAGCTGCAGCTGCTAAAATATAGGGATTTGCCAACATGGCTGCAGTATTCTTTAATAGGGAAGCCGTATGCATTTTAATTGTTGTAATCATTGCTTTCCTTGTAGCCATCTGTTTTACTTGGGCAGCAGTAAGGACATTTTCAGATACAGTTCCGGCTTCAACAGCTTTCTGGTACAATGTCATTTCATATTTTTCCATTTCAAGCAATGAAATATGTATTTTCTTAACAGCATTTATAGCTATAATAGAACCTTTATAGCCAATAAAAGCACTAGTAAGTGTCACTATCAATGTTCCCAATATTCTTAATGATTCTTGTGCATCTCCATTTTCGAAGGCTTTGTTAAAAGAAGTAGCAATAGAAGATACTTCTTTTAAAATCTCTTTTCCAAGGGGACGAAGGGTAGCTGTTATATTATTGCCAAGTAGTTTCATTTGATTTTCGGCAGATGAAGCCATTTCTTTAAAGGCTGCTTCTGCTGCACCGGCAGAATTATTAACTTCGTCTAGATCGGAAGCTGCTTCCTTGGCCTTTTCACCAGTAAGCATTAAAGCGGCTTGGAGTGCTTCATCGGTACCCAACAATTCTTTCATTTTGGTTGATGAACCACCTGCTTTGTCATAAATAAGTTGTAATGCTTCTTGGAAAGTACGTCCTTTGAATGCAGCGTCTCCCAACTGGTTGGCTGTACCTAAGATAGCAGCACGTATTTTCGTCATTGCTTCCGAAGTGGGAACACCTTGTTTGGTGATTGATGCTACTGCGCCCAGGACTTCTTTTATATCAATGCCAAATGATGCAGCAATAGGTGCTGCTTGGGCTATACTTTTGCCTAGTTGACCAAAATCAGTCTTACCTAATCGAACGGTGGTAAATAACTGGTCCGAAACTTCCTGGGCTTTAGAAGCATCCAATTTATAAGCATTTAGAACTGTAGTAATAGCATCAGCTGCAGTAGCAGTATCGGTTACTCCACCAACAGCAGCTTTTGCGGATGCTTCCAACACTTTCATTCCGTTGGCTCCATCATGTCCGGCAGATACGATCTGATAGAGAGCTTTGGCTGCTTCGTTTGCTTCAACGGGAATAGTACGAGTTATCTCCATAACTTGATTCATGTAATCCGTTAAGCTGCCTTTAATTCCATTTGAAAGAGTAGCAACTTCTTTCATGCTTTGTTGAAATTGTTTTTCAAAGTCGTATGCACCTTTGGCAGCTCTGGCAAATGCGATACCTGCACTAATGCCGATCCCACCGAATACATCGAAAGCGGTAATTTCACTGGCCATTGCCTTAATGATTCCCATCGCTTCCTGACGCCCGGAATATAGTCCTGAATTATCTATGCCTGTTGCGAAATACAACGCTCCATCTTTGTTCTGAATACCCATATAGCATTTATTCTTAAAATATAAAGAGGAGCCAAAATTTGGCTATTTCAAGAAGAATAAGCATCTTTGCAGTGTCTTGACCAAGGACATTTTTTAATCTTGCAAATTGGGAGTTGATAAGCCTACAGAAAGTATAATATAGGCTATCAATTCCCTTTGCTACATAATCCAATTTGCAAGATAATAGATTATGGTCCTTGGTCGGAATAAAAGGGGAGAGATAGCCTTTTTCTATAATATATAAATCACTATTCATTAGCGCCATGACCAAGGAAAATGAAAACGTATCCATAGCGAATAAAAGTAGCTATACGGAAGAAGAGATTAAAGCTGCCTACGAGAAAGGGAAGAGTGAAGGAAGAATTGAAGGGATGCTCTCTTATCAGAAAAGATTGATTAAAAATCTACAGCAGGATAATGCTTCTCTCAATCAGATGCTTCAAGAAATGAAAAAATAATCCCCTGTATCTTCACAGACACAAGGGACCAAAAACAACTCTAAATCAATTTAATAAAAAAACAGTTAACCTAATATATAAACACAATGGCAAATTACTTTATCTTTTGACTTTCCCGTTAATATCATAATATCTTTTCATCCGGATCTTCTCGTTTGGATTATCAAAACTTGGTAGCTCTATCCATTCATAGTCTCGTCCTTCGACTTCTCCGTCTTCATCAGTCGTTTTATTTCGCTCCCTCATTACAAAGGAGTACTCCTGAAGCAATATCTCTATTAATCCATAGCTACTATCCAGCGTCTCATTAAAAGTCAATCCTAGAGCTTCTTTTACAATAACTAAGAATCTACTTTGGTTGTATCCTTCCAGCTTTGTAGATTTTTCCGAGCGGCTATTATCTCCGTCTCTCGCAATGGGCTCACGTTCCGAAGCATCGTGATAGAGGTACAAAAAGGGTGATATCCTATTCGATATATAATTGCATTGAATAATATGCGTATATCTTCCCATGTGGAATTGTCTGCAAGAGCTTGTTTAAACCATTTTGGCGGATCACTTGGCTTATTATGAATACCTAAGCATACGATATCAAGAAGCAGTTCTCCGTACTTATCCATAATTTTTGGAAAATCTTCTGGCAGCTCTCCCTTTTTTACAATCATCCTATCAATATCTTCTTTTTCAATTTCAAGAAGAAGCGGACGAATTCTAAACCATGTCCGGACGGTAATTGGTTTTATTACAATACTATTACCTGGGTCCTTTCCATTAGGAATAGAATCTCGGTTAGAGAAATCAAATGGGATTCTTACAGGTTGTTCTGTAACAGAATCAGATTCTTGTTGGAATAAGTTTTTTATACTCATAAATTTCATCAAGGAGCCTAGTCAGTTGTACTTCCTGACAATATATCCAGTTATTCGCGACTAACCTTTAATACTTTCGGCTCCATCCTTCAAATAGTTTGTTCCTGTGAGTGGATTCGAACCACCGGTCTCTACTAATGTAGTGCTTTAACCAACTAAGCTACACAGGAAACCATTTTTACTCTACTACTTCTTCGCCTTCGGGATTTGCTGGATTTGCCGGGGCTTCTCCGCCTTCAGACACGCTTATAACTTCACGCATAAAAGCAGCCTTTTTTTCTCCGGAAGCTGTAATGGCTGCCTGCATATATACACGTATAAGTAACAACTCCGCTTGCTCGGAACCGGGAGCTTGTGAGATCTTAGAAGTAATCTTACCATTAACTACGGTATAAACTACCTTTTTACCGTTTTTGGGTAATGTTTCACACTGGAATGTCTTTGAGATAGAAGGAACGTTGATTGGTTTCTTCCAGATGTTTCTTCCGTCAGCTGTATCAATCTCACCACCTGCTAACTCTTTAAGTACTTCGTTAGAAGGAGTAGGAATAGAGAGCTCGATGTAATCTGTTGTATCTTTTACAAATTCAACATACAAAGGTTCATCGCTTCCTTCCGTTTCGACTTTTACTTCTTTAGGATCCGCAAAGTTGAATACTACACTTCCTTTTGTCGGAAGAGGAAAATCTTTGAGGTCCGCTCCTGGAACACCGTCTCCGACTGTTCCAAATTTAATTTTACCTACGCCCATAGCGATAGGTCTTACTTCTCCTGTCATAATTATTGATCTATTAAAATTTCTAGTCTAATATTTGTACAAGCGAATTTCTCTTTCAAGTCCGGCATTGGAACACTCCAGAGAACTGTCACTTCTTTACATATACCGTCATTGCTATTAATGGAATCAAGCGATTTTCTTACTTTACGCTTAATTTCCTTCATGCGTTGACGTTGGGGCATACCATTTTCATTCAAAGGAACAAAGATGTTGACGTTGATAGGCACTTTATTAATGAAGTCGAGTTCATTCAGTTGCAGATGATTGATAACGATATGTTCATTGGTTAAGCCTGCTTCCGATTTGTCCTTGTAAATCATAACATCGGTGCCCGCAGCGACCACAGCATTATAGATTATATCAACAGCGTCGAATTCATCCATAATCAAATCTTGCTAAAAACTGATTTCAACGTATCCCTTAGATACTTCTCACATTGCGTATTAGCTCCTGAAACTACTTCATACCCTTTAGCTTCTACGGCTGCCGCGTATTCCATTCCTGCAACACCAACCAACACATAACCACCGGAATGAGACAGAGATACTTCTTCTGCAAGCCTACGCCCTTTATACTTACCGGTTGTCTTGTCAGTTCCTTTTTCACTTTCAGTAAAGTTCTCTGCAACCACTTCTCCGTTTTTCGCAATTATATATCCGATAGATGAACGAAGATTGCCAGTCTGGTCCTTATATGAGCCGTTCCGGCGAGCTATATCGATAAACTTTTCACCTCCTGCCTGCAGCAATACAAGTATCTTGTTTTCTGCTTTGCTTTGAAAGTGATCGAACCAACGTTCTAGTGAATGTTGGTCGAATAGGGGAGTCATGCCATTTTTCATACGTTGATAATTGAATGTGATTGATAAGATTCCCAACAAATAATTGGTACATCTACGCCTTTGGAATCAACTTTCAAACGCAAAAACTTACTGTCTGCCGGCGGTTGGATTTTGGTGTAAAAATAGCCATGTACTTGCGCTTCATCACCAGCAGAATTACGTTTATAGACAACAGTACCATCACTTACAGGATCATAACGTCCGGGAACGGATATTTCAATCGGTTTCCCCGGAACCCATTCACCGTTTACTGTCTTTCCGTTAACGTCGATAGTGACTATCGCTGTATGTGGATATCGTTTTACCATCTGTTACCAGCCTTTCCTTTGATAATGATTCGTTTCCCGAGTTTACCGGCTTTCTCCGGCTCCCCGTTTTCTATATACAGTTGTTTTGCAGTCTGGACATAGAAAGAACGGGGATGAGTGATAGAAAGCTTATTCTCACTGAAATCCTGTGAGTTTACTAACATGGCGTACGTATCAGCGACACAAAGACCAACTTGCTTCATGTTTTCAGTAGTACATTCCGCTTCGGGGTTGATGCCCCGCTTGACGAAGACTACCTTATCTAAGAAGCTTTCCATATCCTCAATAGAAGGATATTCCAGTATTGTTTCTCTGATTGTTGCCATATAGTTTACTCTTCATCTGTTTTTTCAGTATCTTCACCTTCTTCCCATGCTTGGCCATCAGTTTTCATGATGTACATTGCATCAGGATCATTAATTACAGGAATTGCGTTGGCTTCCGCTTTAGTCCACTCCTTGAACGGTTCCAGTTCAGACCATTTGCTGATGAAAACAAAGTCTTTTTTCAGCGTTGTAGCTTTCTTCTTGTATTCAACAGAATGTTCCGCTGCGATAGGACCATGCTGAATGTCGCCACACTGTAAATCTTCCAGGAAACAAATATTAGCGGATTCCCATGGATTTACAGTAGTACGTTGATGAGCAGCATTCTCAATACGAACAGACGGACTTACAAGAACAATCTGGACACCTTCCGTATTCTCTTGGGCAGCAAGGTATTCATTGATAACCTTTTTGGAGATAGTCAGTTTTTCTTTCTGATTGATCCAGCCTTTTACCTTTTCAATAACAGCCTTTTGCTTCTTCAATAGAGCAAATCTGTCTTTGCGCATTACTACGTATTTGATAGTAACACCTTCGGCAGAAGCGGCAACCACAGTGTCCTCAATATCCTGTAAGCCGTCGGCCGTTGTAGACTTAGACCAATCCACAGCAGCAACTTTCTTGTTTTCATTAGGCATACCACAGCCTACAAATTCTTCGGTAACAATGCCATTGTTATTGCTTGAATTGAGAATGAAGCCACCTTTAGACATCAATTGCATACACCACCATTCGAAACGGCCACGAACAGCGTTATATACGAAGTCTTGATCTTTAAAAGCAAGGTCTAGAATTGATTTCAAGTCTGCATCACCTTCACAATCCCGGCTAAGTTGCTGGTATTCGTTCCAGTCGCTTTCGTTCATACCGCGTTTTACGGCAGTCTTAGGGATATCACCTGACATCTTGCCGATAACTTCACGTTTCTTTTGCGGTGCGGAAGAATCGAATGAAATAACATCAGCGATAACCGGTGCACCTTTTTCGCCAGTAAGAGTTTCCCATTTCAGAGAGTTCTTCTGCTTTACACCAAAGAAATTAGGGAAGAATACCGGCTTAACTTTACGCGAGTTAAGACGGGCACCCATATTCTTACGGTTCACTTGTTTAATTAAACTTCTTTCCATACATAATTATGAATTAATGGATTACACAAAACGGATAAAATGAAGCAATTCCTTCATTGCTTCGTCAATAGGGTAGGGCATTACTGCCTCATTTACAGTACCACGTACCAGAAGTCCTGATTGCTGGTTAGCAACCGTTACATCAACCTTGTTCATTGTAATAACTTCTGGTACATATTTGAACTTGGCGGCTTTGGCATCAGCTTTGGCAGTAACAAGAACTAATACATTACCTATCTCTGCAGCTCCAATTGGTCCAGCAAGGGTTATCGTATCGTAGCCTGGGTTGGTCTTGTCGATTGCAGAGATTACATCAGCAGCTCCAGTTAAGGCACCACCAACAGTAACAGCCTCTCCAACTTTAAACACATGATTCTTTGCTATCTGAATAGTTACTGCATCAGCATCCGCAACTGCCGTAATTCTTCCGGTCTTAACAGTATGATAAAGACCGTTAGCATCCTTACCTACCATAACAAGCGGAGGAAGTTCATCAATGATTCCCTTCAGTTCCGCACGGGCAATAGTACCACCGCCCTGAATGTCCTCAATAATCTTTTCGATTCCGGGAGCATACTGAAATTCTTTTTGTTTTTTTCTGAACATAGCTTTTAATTATTAGTTATTATTCATCGAGGCCAAGACTGGCAGTTCCATTATTTGAGTTTTCTTCGTCTTCCATAAGTTCTAGCCATTCTTTTTCAGAACGTTCTTTGGGCTTGTAGGAATTAGGCTTGTAACCGCCACCGGCGACCTCATCATCTATTACCGACTGTCTGATTTCAGCGTATTCTTCTTGCAACTCTTTAATCTGATCTTCAACAGAAGTTTCAGAATTGACATCAATACGGTTAAACCACTTTTCAGGGAGTTTTGCATCTGCAAATAGTGTTCTGGCTGATGCCTGTTTCGTGGAAGTTGTGACTGTTGATACGACAGAAGATACCGATGCGGTCAACTCGGAGATTTGCTTCTGTTGGGCTTTCAATAGCTTAACTACAGATGCGGGCAAATCTTCGAAGTCTTCATCATCGTCTTCTTCATCATCGTCTTCGGATTTTACTGTTTTCTTAGTCTTTTTAGCCGATTTGATAGGTTTACCATCCTTTAAACCATTGTTCTTTTCATACTCGGCAATAGCATCCTTTTTCGCTTTTTCTATTGCGGATGTGTTTTCAAGATCAGGAAGAATATTGTCTTTGAACAAGGCAATATAAGTATCAATATCATCCTCCTTTTCGATTTTGAAGAGTTTCTGAACCTTTACAGCGTACTTTTCATTTACACCTGCGGCTTTCAAGCTCTTTTTAATTGCATCAATGATTGTCATAACGATTTTCTATTAAAATATAAGGGGAGTAAATTTTTCCTGCTTATATATTTTATTCCGGAATCAATGACTATATTTGCAACATGGATAATAAGAAGAAAGAATATAGAAAGAAAGCTAAAGAACTCGCTCTTCAAAATGGATTCGATCAAGTTTCCTATTATGGAGAATGGAACGGCTATTTAGCATATACAGTATCCCGGAAAGAAGATGCAGGATGTTGTATTGGTTATCCTCGCTTTATCCTTGTTAAAGATAGTGTTGCTACGTTAGCACCATATACTCAATCAGAAGATATAATGGGAATGACTTCCATGCCTAAAGACCATGTAGATACATTACTATAATTTTTTCACTATTCCGTCAATAATATCAGTATTTACCAACAAATTGTCTACACGTAATACATTAACTCCATATCTCAAACTTATTTCCTTTGATAGTTCTCTCCAATTTTTCATCTTTCCAGTTTGTGGGTCATATATTATTATTTTTCCATTATGTAATTTTTCCAGAGTAATAATATGCCCAGAATTCTTGCCTTTCCAAGCAAAATCAATATGATATCTTCCCGGTTCTTTTACTAGTTCAACTAATTCTTTGGTTAACTCTTTTATACTTTTGCTTTTTAAAGCTCCCGATCTTGTTATATCATATATGCCTCCTGCAGTCTGTTTTTTAGGGATAACCATAGTCTTGGGGTCGATCCATGCCCAATTGGTCCGCATTGATAACTCATATGGAATGTTCCCTGTCTTTTGAAGATTTGGTAGAGCTGTAACATTATATCCACGTCTCCTCAATTCATTAGCAACTACGCAAGACTGGCAATTTACACTATATTCGCTTGCTTTTCCATAATTAATGTTTCCCCGTAACTCATTAGCTTCTTCGAAGGTCATTTCTTTGCCTTTTTTTACACCAATCTTCTGTTCTATTTTGGCTTGGTTGAAGTTTCTTACAAATCGGTCGTCCCATCTTTTTTGAATATCATTCTTTTCTGCATCAGTTTTGATGCGCTTAGGTATGGATGATTTTTTATTAAAGTATTGTCTATCTAATTCTTTAAAATATTCAGTTATATATGAGGGAAGTTCTTTTCCTGTATTACGAGCCGCCCAAGCTTCAGCAAATGCTTCAGATGGTGTTTTAAGAATATCACATTGAGACTCTTCCGCCCATTTCTTAGCGATAGTTTGCCATTTTGAATCTGATGATACTAAGTGTTTTTGGTCAAAAACATGCCCTATCTCATGAAAAGTTGTAGATTTACCGTCAGTATTAAAGCGCCAATGATGCCCTGTCCTTGCCATATATTCAGTTTCAATTTTGGCTTTAGCTTTTGTTATCGCATTAATACTTTTGGCATTTATACCAACTAATGTACCATTCTCAACTTTCCATATCTCATTTTCTTTGATTCTTATTATATTCTCCATTGTAATGCCATGATATCCTTTCTTCTTGATAGCATACCCTGATAGATTTTGCAGATTCTTTGCGCTTCCAACAAATAAAGGCATATCTTCCTGGGGAAGTGTTTGCAATGCTTCATTTAATGCATTGGCAATATCCAATGATAAGTCGGAAAAATCTGCATATTTAACACCTAACTTCGTTGCATAATTTTGAGCTTCTTCTACGCTCTGACTTTCTTTGAAAGGAGATATCGGCTCAATTACAGATTGTTTAGACTTCTCGGGCTGTTTTACAACTATTTTTAGGCGCTCATTTACATTCCCGTCTTGCGTAAAGTTATCCTTATACCAGAAAGCCGATTGTAAACCGTCTTTATTCTCGCTAACAAACTCCTTTGCTGCCTGGGGAATATCAGTAATAACCTGCTCTTGCGGAACCGTATCATTTAGCAAGAAATCAGCAAAATCTTCCGGCTCCATGGTGATAGGAGTGGCAAAGCAGATACAAAAAGGATGAAAGCCTGTAAACTTGAACGTTTTCGGATATTTACCTACCATCGCATCACAGATCTTGCACGGTCCTCGATTATTGGCCGAGCGATGTACCTCAATACCTAATATGAAGTCCTGTTTGCTCCAACGTTCATAGTCCGCACTACGATAAGCAATGTTCGTAGTTGTTGCAGATGTCCGGAGAGCGTTCTTATATGCTGAACGATAAACACCTTGTCCTGGATGATAATTCTTCATTGGTTGTGATAATACCAATTCACCTTTCTCATTCCGGATCCTGCGAAAGCGTTTTTGGGGATTTTGCAAAATTTGCCGTATATCGCTACTGATTCCGTTTGCATTACGTCCGGCAACTACGCCACTATCAAGATAGAATTCGAGTTGCGATTTCGTTTGTTGCGTAATATTCCAAACTCTATCAGATAACTTGAATCCGTTAGCATCTATATCGTTCTTTAGAGTTTCAAATGCAGATAAGCTATGAGCGAACATACCATCTTTTGTTGCACTGGAAATAGACATTCCCTTGATGAACTGGGAAATAAAATCATCATTCTTTTTTTCTGCTCGTTCCCAACCGTCCTTTTGAAATGCAGAGATATTAGCATATAGCATTGATTCAAGATTCAGCAGTTCCCGGTCAACTGCACTCTCTATTCCCTGATTGCTTATCCATACATTGTTTTTCCCCGCATCAGACCATTTACGGAGATACGGGGAAACAGAAAGTATAAACTGATTAAAGATATTGGCTATTACGGCCTGCTGTGCAGCAATTTTCTGTATATGTTGTTTATCGTAGAAAGAAAGTCCGGGCATAGATTATAAAGTTGCTCCAATAAATGAATTATTCTGTGCAGTCTCTTTTTCGTCTTGCTTCTTACGATTCAATTCTGTTTCCACATCGTCAGTGTATGGTGAATTCTTTATAATCGTTTCCTTGCTATTGAATTGAGAAGCAGTTTCAAGGTTCTTGAGTTCTTCAGCTAGATCTTGTGGGAGAATGCTACCAAACTCAACCTCAATGTAGTTATCATTTAATTGCGATGCATATTTAGTGTGCGTAATATTCGCCATTCCAGCCTGAACTATTGCCACTGTACGTTGAACTGCCGGGCCGAATATCTCCATTTGTTCAGATGCCTTAATCTCTGCATCAATCAACATAAAACGACGTGAGGTACCACTAAGGTTGCCAAGCCCCATTAGTTTACTCATAGATAAATCAGGACTTGAAGATCCGGAATGTATTGCATCATCTAACTGGTTAAGTTCAAGTGTTACGGATTCACAGGACTGTTGCCATGCTAAGTAATCTGCATCACCATGATATGTATTACCGGTATCCGCATCTACTTCCATAGTAAAGTTTAACTCTTTGCCTACAGTTTCTTTGCTCGGAAGATTAGCCAGACCATAAGTTTTCAGTATCGGTTCGGAAAAGTAGTCATTAGTATCTGATAGGCGGGAAAGTCTCATTTCTTTCTTGTCTATCAAATTAGCGACATCTTCCCAATCCGGACAATCGACTTCGGCATATACTACCGGAATCTTGCCAAAACGATTCTTTATCTTTTTCACTTGCCAAACACCGTCCATAATACCGGAGTAAATAACATCTTTCGTATAGACTTTCACGCATTCGCAAGTACGGCCATTGACTTCTGCATTGTACTTATAGATAAAGCCGTCCATATCGTCGTCTTCATCAAAGTGTGGATAAAATTCACATTCGACATTACTATCCTTGGGAGTAGATAGAATCTTAACCTTCAACTGGCTTTTTCCATCATCTTTAGTGACCGGATAGAATATAATAGCTGCTTTGGTTTCAGATAACACCTTGCGAGCAAACTCTTTCAATACCGATTGCATCTTGAGCTTTCGCTTATAGACCTTCTTAAACTCATCAAATCCGTCATTCGAATCTTCTGCTGTGATAGTCATTTCACCGCCAAACAGAAAAGCAACAGATGTGCGGACGATCTTTTTAGGTAGGTTGGTTACGACCTTAGCTACATCGACAGTCTTGTCTTCTAGTCTCTTTGGCTTTTCGGCTCCTGTTTCGGGGTCAATTTCTACTTCTGTATCTGAATATACAGCAATCTTTTTAGGCTCCCGATACCCAACTGATTCTTTACGACGGGTTCTGTCTCCATTGTATTCCTCCATATATTCACGAGGATTACGATTTTCACGGGTATCAACACATAAATCACCTACTATGCTACCGAAATCTTCATTTTTCAGAATATCCTTAATGTCTGGCATATACTTTTCTCTTAAAATATATGTTCAGAAAAAAATCACCGACCAAG